ACGGAAGAGCTAAACAGAATTAATCAATAGAAAAAACGGCTGTAAGGATAATCATATTCGCGTCTTCCGCCGTAAGGATCAATGGCGCGGTAAACTTTTCTGGCGGAACGGTCGCCGGTGGCGCGGGCGACTTCCAACCCGACCTGGGCTTCTATGGTTTTGGCGAAATTCCGCTGTTCGAACGGTACGGACAACTGCTCTAAAAACGTGTCCGCTATCCGTTTACCGAGGTGTTCCGGATAACGCCGTATCGCGCTCGGCGACGGGATCGTCAAACAGTGGAACAACGTGTCGTCAAAAGTGATAAATCCGATATCACTGCCAATCTGAATCCCTCTGGACTGCAAATAATAAAAAGCTTTATGCGCATGCTTAACCCGGTGGAAAAACACGGAATCAAGCCGGATGTTATCATCTTCCAGCCACGATTTGAGCAACTCCACCGCTTCCTGTTCATCCTTCGCACAGCCCGCCGCCATGGGTTCGCAGTTGAATTCCCACAGCGCCTCTCGGCTGCCCCGGAGGAATTCCCCGCCGTTGTAAACCGGGCAGCCAATCAGACCGATGCGTTTGAACCGGTATTCGATCAGGTGTTTCGTTCCATGGTATCCGCCGGTGAAATCGCCATCGTCAACCCGCCAACAGTCCGCGCTGTCCAGTCCGCGCCCAATGAAGGTTATAGGAAAACCGTCTCTGACCAGAGCCGCCAGCGGCATATAGCCGTTGACCAGTTCCGGCGTCGCCGAGATCAGCGCCCCGGAATAATATCCGGCCACGAGTTCGCGGATCACTTTCCGGAACTCCCAGGCGTTGCCGCGGTGCTGATGGATATCCAGTTTCCAGCCCGCGCCCTGCAGCCGGACGCCAATCTCTTTCAATGTCCGCCGCCAGTGCTCGGAATCGGTATCCGGCAAAAGCAGCGCCACGCTTTTCAGACTTTCCGGCAGTTCCGAGCATACCACGGTCCCGCCACCCGGACGGCTGACAACAAGATTTTCATCCTGAAGCAATTTGATTCCGGTTTCCACCGTATGGCGATGCAGTTTAAATTTGTTGGCGATTCCCTCCATCGTCGGCAACATCTGGCCAGGCTGGTATTCGCCGAGCCGGATTTTCCGCCGCAGATAATCGGCCACACGTCGGAACGGCGGGATGGTTTTGGGGTTCTGGTTTTCTTTCGTCATAGTCGTACTCCTTGTGATTAACGGTTGAAAAATTTAAAACAGGGTGACGGCCCTGTAAACGGCACATGTCCAGGTTCGAAAACCGCGGCTAGAGACTTAAACGGATGATTTTACAACATTTTTATAGTTAAATACTTAACTGCATTTTAAATGTCCAACTAGAGCCGATTTTAGACCCGATTTCAGGCCTCCAGGAAGCAAAGTTGCAAAATCGGATTTTGGGACTTGGACATTTGATCGCGCCCCGGATGTCTAAAAGGCCGGATTTACCCTCAAAATCCTAGTGCCGGCACTACTTTCCGGTAAATCCGAATCGCTGCGTAAAAAATATTTTTGCCCGGCGCACCACCTGATTTTTATCTGACTCATGGATTTATAACTATCTGATAGTAAAGGAATAGTAGTTTTTTATCACCTGCAAGCAAGTCTCCTTGGTAGCGTTACCCCTTCCGCCAGCCTATAAAGGATTATTTTGAGGGGGGAACCATTTTTCTTTCCGGCCTTGGCCTGCCTCCCCCTTACGACGCCCACAATCGCGCAGAAACGCCCCGTCTCCGCGCACAAGCGCTAAAACACGGGCTTATGACATCTTTCGCCTCTTTGCGCGGTGTCCGCGTGTCCGGGGCTTTATTCGATCCACTCCCATGTCTTCCTGCGCTTTTTTGCGATCACCTGATTCACTCTCCGGGTAGTCACCCCGGCAATCCTGGCTATCTCGGCGGTATCCGCACCTGATTTCGCCAAGGTAATGATCAGCTCGGTTCTGGGTTTTACCTCATCCTTGCCGGGGACGTAAAGATTCCCGGTAAAATGCTCTCTTACCTGCTCTAACAGTTCCTCCGGCAGGACGTCTCTGGCGTTGGCGTAGTTTTTGTTTTTCATGGCGTCTCCTTTGGTTAGGGGGTTGACGTTGGAATGTAAAGTTCTCATCTGGCGACATAGCCAGTCGGAAATGATTTTTTATTTGTGTTTCCCGCGCGGTGTCCCCTCTTATCACAGGGGATAAATTACGGGGGCGTCTCAAACGCCCCGTATTTATCCCCCTGTTAAGGGGGGATAGATGCTGCTCAGTTTCCAGTATAGTTTCCACTTGATTTTGTCATAAGAGGCTTGTTTTTAGGGGATTACATTAAAAACACATGTGGAAACTGCGACACTTTTTTTGCCTTGTCGCGCCATTTGTCGCACTGTTCAGTTTCCAAACCCTGATTTTGAGGCTAAAAAGTGGAAACTGGGTGGAAACTGAAAGGGGTAATTTTGGAAACTGGTCTGATACCAGTTTCCACTTTGTTTCCACTCTGTTTCCACCTAAAATGCATGGAAATTTCTTTTTAATTTGTTGACATACTGCCGTGAAACTTCGGTCATTTCAGCGATTTCTGTCGACGATAAATCCGGATTATTGGCTAATAAAGCCGCCACCCATAGCCCTTTTTCGCCATCTGCGCCGGGGCGATTTTTGACGTACTGCATAGTCGAACCGGTCCTGATTTTAACACATAATCCACGATCCATGGCCAACGCCAGCATATCTTTTGCCCGGCGTTCAAGCATGTCGTAACGCTGCTGTGCTTCGTAAACAACTGATCGCTCAGAGCACGGATCGTAGGTGGCCACGCAGTTATCTATGAACGCCTCAAGACTGGGAGACTTGTTATCGGCAGTCGTGTTTTTTCCGGGAATGAGCAGCTTGCTGACATCGACGTTCTGTACCGGAATAAACAGCGGCCATTGCCATTGGAGCGACAAAGGTTCAATCGGCGCCCAGCTGCGAATGGCCGAATCCATGACGAAAATCCCCTCGAACTCATGCGGCCTGATAATCAAATGGGTATCGACAGCACGGGACTGCGCCCCGGCTCCGGAACCGACATCGGTGACGCTTTTTAAGGCCTGACTGCCCTTGCTGGAATGGTGGATCAGCACGAAACCGCAGTTCAGAAACTCCGCATAATGATCAATGCGATTATAGATATCCGCAATGGCGGCATTGTCGTTTTCATCTACGCCGCCCGGCAAAGTGCGGTAAAAGGCGTCAAGTATGGCTATCTGGTATTTGTCAGATGGTAGCGTCCTGAATATTTCACCGAGCGAATTGATGTTTTTAAGCTTGCCGCGCATAGACATTATGTCGATGTTATGGCTGTACAGCCGCGAGTCTATTTTTAACGCTTCGCCGATTTTCTGATAGCGGTCAGTCAGAGTGTTTTCAAAGAGCTCATTATCCAGGTGCAGAACGCAGCCCTGTTCGACCGGGAACCCCAACCAGTCAATGCCGGAAGCAACGGAGATTGCCAGATGCATGGCGAACCAGCTTTTTCCTACCTTCGGGCTGGCGATGATATTCATGGTTTCGCCTTTCCGGAGGAGTCCGTGAACAACCGGTTTGTTCAAGCCGGAAAATGATTCAAGCATCAGATTAAGCGGCCTGATTATCCCGGTATCGGCTGTTTGGATGACGGTTTTTTCCGTGGCTGGCGCATCTACATCGTGCGTTTTACAGCCAAGGGATATTAATAACTTTGATAAATCCACCTCTGGAACCGGAGCGGGTTTAGCGTCGCCTTTGAGTTCGCGGAGGGCATGCCAGTCGTTGTTAACACAGCCATTATGATGACATGTGAAGCCAATCGCGCCGTTTGCCTGCTGGATGATTACCGCGCTGCGATTGTCGTGTGCCTCATTGAACGGACAAACCGGAAACACCCATTTGCGGCCGTCTTTCCAGTCAAGCGGGCCTTCCGCTTCCGGGCAGTGTTCGGCGACCCAGGCGTCGATGTAAAACGCCGTGTCGTTCGGGATTCTTTCCGGAGCCGATGACTGTACGATCCTGGCCAGAGCCTGGAGCTTTTCAACCGGGACGATTTCCGGCAAATCCGGCATTGAGATAACCTTTGCCATGCGGTAAACGCGATCTTCTACCTCGTCGCCTTTGCGATTCATCGTTCCGGGAAGGCGCCAAATGCGCGCCGGGTTGAATACCGCCTGGTCGATTGAAACCTTATCGTCTCCCATTGGAGCCAGTGCCTGCAGACAGGCTTTGACAAGGCCATCGTCATCTGCTGGCAGGTCAATACGGTACATCAACTGCGCGCCGTTGCCGGAATCTAGCATGATCGGTTCCGGCCAGTTGTGGGATTTCAGCTTTTCACTTACCTCGATTGCCTTGTACAAAGCCGCGTCGTGTTCGGCTTCCGATGCCGAAATGCCGGACGGGCGTTTCGGATCGCAGTCAATAAGGAGCCAACGGCGGCAGAGAATATCCGCATCGGTAGTGGACGTTTCCCGTTTGCCCGTCTGAAGGCGGTTCGCCGAGCGCGCCAAGAGGACGGGATTGACCGGATTCGGGGTGAAATACACCCCGCGCGCCTCTATCCTCGCCAGCTCTTTTGTGACCTTCGGAATATTCTCATAGGTAAAATAGCCCGATTCGATATGCTCATATCTCGCGCCGGGAGAAGTTGCATACAGGCATCTCACTTCGAAAACATCTCCGTGAGAAAAAACGAGGTTAAGTATTGTATTTATATTATTGCAATTATTCTGCATAAAAAGATTCCGTCCGTTCGTCAGGCGTTACGGTAAAGCCAGTATTTATTCAGTTCGATGATGTCCAGTTCATTGAGCGGACGTAGGCCGCATTTGATACTTAGCTCGCGCTCGGTTTTGATTATATCGTCCTCGCACCATGGACAAACCTGTCCGAACTTGGAGCGGTGTGTCGGATGGTATATTTCGCGGCAGCGGGAACATTTTATTGATATAGGCATGTTTTTTTCCTGTTTTAAAAAGTTACGGTCGCGGTCAGGGTTGCTGCGGCAAGCCAGTAAACGGTGTGTCGGATGTCACCGTGCCAGCAGTAAATCACGGCGGCGGCAACGTCCAGGGTGATCAAGATCACCGGAAAAAGTTGTTTTATCGTCATATTATTACCTCAAAAAGGAATATCATCATTATCATCGTCCCAGCTCTCATCAGGATAATTCGGCGGTAGCCAGTTATCACTTTCCCCATTGTTCCAGCCGGGTTCAGGTGTATAATCCGGGAGTTCTCCCAGTTCGTAGTCCACAATGTTGACGAACTTTTCACCGGCCACCGATTTGATAATTATCTTTGACGGCTTTGCCAGGGCTCCATCATCTGCCAGAAAAACCGCCTCCTGTGCGGTTACCGGCGGCGCAATCTTCGAGCGCTGTTTCCACCAGGCTTCGAACTTCCTTCTCGCGTAGCCGCTGTGTTCCGGACACACCCACTCGCTCTCATAGCGGTTAAAACCGGTGCAGTACTCTATTCTCATAGTCTTAGGAGCATCGTCCGGGGCGCCGCGCTTGTGATGGACGCTGTACTCGACGCTGTGAACGTCATAATCGAAATAGCCGACTTGCCCAGAAAGCACGCCTGCGGATTCCGCACGGGCGGTGATGTTGCTTTTTTCCGGCGGCGGGAACTCATAACCGCATTCAGGACAGGTCATATAGGCAGCGTGGATGAGCGCCAGGCATTCCGGACATTTCTTGGCAGGGGCCTCGCCGTTGCTGCTACCGGATTCCTTGACCTGGATCATATCCACTGGCCCGTGACGCATGATGTTGCCGCCGTAATCCAGAATCAGGCAATCTTTTTTTTCCGGATGCAGTCTGGTACCGCGTCCAACCATCTGAACGAGTAGTCCGGCGGAATTCGTCGGGCGTAGCAGGACGATACAGTCGGTATTGGTCGCATCGAACCCGGTGGTCAGGACATTGACGTTCGCCAGATATTTCAGCGGAGCTTTATTGCTGAAAAAGTCGGCCGGGACTTCCTCTCCTTTAAACCTCGCGATAATTTCCGCGCGGAGTCCCGGGGAAGTAGAACCGGTAACGATGCCGCACTCGGTTCCGGAGTATGCCGCGATCTTGTCAGCTACATGGTGACAATGCTCCACGCTCGAGGTAAAGATCAACACCGAATTGCGCTCCTGAGTCAGGCTGACGATTTCCCGGCAGGCGGCGTCCACCAGTTGGGAGTTATCCATAAGGCTTTCGACCTCAGACGAAATAAATTCGCCACCGCGAATGTGCAGATTATCAAAACGCGCCTCCGCTCTCCCGGCTCTGGAAACTAGCGGCGACAGGTAGCTCTGCGCGATCATCTCCTTGAGCCCGGCTTCATAACAGACGTGGTTGAGAAGATTTTCCGGTTTGCAGATCAGTCCGCCCTTCATCCGAAACGGCGTCGCGGTCATTCCAATAAGCCGGACATGCGGATTGATGATTTTCATATCGTTCAAGAACGATTTATACATCGAATTTTCTGATTCACTATTGAGTAAATGGCTCTCGTCAATGATAACCAGATCAAACGGCCCGAGCTCACACGCTTTATTGTAAACCGACTGGATTCCGGCGACGATCACCGCATGGTCGGTATCGCGGCTGTTCAAGCCAGCCGAATATACCCCGACGTCAAGTTCCGGACAGAGTGCCTGAATTTTATCCGCATTCTGTTCCAGAAGCTCCTTGACGTGCGCCAGAATCAGTACCCGGCCGGACCATTTTTGCACAGCATCGGAAACTATCTGGGCAATGCACAAACTTTTTCCTGTACCTGTAGGCAACACCACACACGGATTATCGTCCCGCGTCCTTAAATGTTCATAAACCGCCTCGACCGCCTCTTTTTGGTAAGGTCTCAGCTCAAACATCAGGTGCCGCGCAGCTCCAGCCCGGCATTGATAAGCCGTCGTTTTAGCTCGTCAATGAACATCTCAAAGGCCATAAACGGCAGTTTCAGCTTGGTGCGGGCATCGTTCAGATTGAGCCCGGCCATCAGTAAGTAACAGATTTCGCGCATGACCGGATCGGCGATACTCTCGACGACTCTTCTGGTTATGATTATTTTTCTACACCTGCATTGCATAATTTTTCCATCCTTATATAAAGCATGCCGTCTGGCGGCAGCGGTTCATGTTTCTCGGCGGTGATTCTCACTATCTGGCTGTCATCGTGATAAGCCCCGGCGTGCTGTAGCGAATCAAGGACGCATTTCATTAAATTGTCCAGATCGCGGCGCCTCCGGTCAGGCGGATAGGCTTCGAGCCAAAGCTCTATATCGCCGTTCAGAGCTTCGATCCCGCAAGACCGGAAACGCGCAATCACGGTTTCGCGATATTTACGTCCGGCCCTGCTGATCAACACGCGGGGGCCGACATGCCGATAGTAGTGGTTTACACTTGGAGGATACGGCAGTTCAAACTCCATCTTACCCGCGTTTCCACGGAGCGGACTGCTGCTGGTTTTGCGGAGGCGCCGCCGCGTTCGCTTTAGCGGCATAACCTTTGATTTCGTTGCTTATTTCATCGTTATCGTCGCGCTTTTTGCATTTGACGTTGATTTCAAGCGGCAGGTTATGGAGGTCAACCGAGTCATTCGGCGTCATCACATTGACCGCCCGGCAGATAGCCGAAAGCTCGCCCCTCGCAATCTTCACCGCGTCGGCGTTCGGGTTGTCGATATTAAGCCTTGCCCAGACCTTGCGGCCCTTGTATTCGCCTTCGGTGATTTCAAAGGTCAGTTCGAGATAATTGCCGTTGCCGGACTTGGTTTGTTTCATTTCCGAATCGACGATCACCGCGATGTATTTTCCTGCGGGGACGGGTTCAAAAGCCACGCTCGGTTCGACTTCATGGGCGTTAAAATTGAGAGTTGCCATAGTTACTTTTCTCCTTTACTTTGATTGGGGATTTGATAATTTTTTCTGTCTTTGAATTCCTGTTGTTTGCCTTTATTCCAGTTAGCCACCGGCCTGAAATAGCCGCAGACTCGGCTGTATCGTTCACACTTAGCTCCGCATTTAGCCATAACCTTCCTCCGGTTTAGGGAGCGCTTTAAGCTCGATATCAGGGTATCGACTGACAATTTTCCCGGTCTCGGAATCGGTTTTCATCAGCCGCATCGCATAATGCCGCTTGCCGTAATAACTGTTGAGGCGGTTCAGATCACGGAGCGCATCCTTCCTGAAATGGTAAACGATGCTGATAATCCGCCGCGACTTGCGCCGGTAGATAACCCAGCTTCGCCTAATCATTTTTCCACTCCGTCACTTGCCATCGCCGCCATCAGGGCATTCCAGGACAACGGCAGTTCCGCCGGGAGCTTAAAGCGGTTCTTGGCCACGCAGGCCGGGCCGCCGACCGTGCGCATAATCCGTTCGCCGCCATCGGCTCCGAGGGGCGCGGCAATGGTACGCTCCCGATTGAACCCGGCGTCCTCTTTCTGCGTCCGGAACTTACGGGTGGCGAATAAAACCGCGTCCACCCACTCGGAAATCAGGGCGTTGGCATGCTTGTGCAGGCGCGGCGAATAGCGGTCGTAGGCGGCTGATTCAGGGTCTTCGAATTTTTCGATTTTTGAATGGGCGATCAGGATACAGGCCATCCCTTTTTCATTCCGCAGCGCATCAAGCATATTCAAAATTTTGCGCCAGTAACCAAGCGCATGGACATATCCTCTGGCATAGCCGCCATCGGCTTTTTCGATACTCCGTACCCCGTATTCGCGGCAGACTTCATCGAAGATCAGACGTTCCAGCCAATCGAGACTGTCGATAGCCACTGTCTGGAAGTCATGCTGTTCCTGATATAAGGCATTCAGCGCATCCATTACGTCTGAAAAACTGTTTGCCAGCGGAAATTTATGGCAGTCAATCTCTGATAATCCGTCCTCGGTTTGAAGAAAAATCGTGTTAGGGGCGGAAGCGGCCAGCGAGCTTTTGCCGATACCCTCGACTCCATATACTTCGATTCGCGGCGGCATGGGCTGTTTCCCTGATTTGATGTTTTCAAGCAGACTCATTTAAGTCCTCCTTTTGGCTGAGTTCTTTGTTTAATACATCGGCGATATACCGCAGTTGTTCGCGGTCAAAACGTTTGATGGTAAGGGTGCAGAAATCATCCAGGACTTTTCGGGTGATCTCGAACGGTTGCCTGGCTCCGACCGTCCGGTTGTAGGCGGAATTGACCGTCATGCGACCGGTCTTGACCATGCGCTTGATCTCGTCATTGGCATTGTCCATGATCGATCTGATCCGTTCAACTTTGCGGGTTGAGACGCCTAGCAGATTAGCTGTTTCTGAGGCGGACTTTCCCAAAGCGCCATCTGGCGCTTTGGAGGAATCGCTCTTGAAGTTTAGCGTCCTATCTTTCCTCTTATCCAACTCAACAACACACGCAACCAGCTCACTGTCAGAGAGATTGCGCCGGTTTTTCTGGCAGGCAATGGCGTATTTCAAAGCATCTTCCTCATCAGAAAAAGCCTTGAGAATTACCGGGATATGGTAGATGTCCGCTTTCTTTGCGGCGGTCAGCCGGGTATGCCCGTCAATGACCACGTTGCCGTGATCCTTCCATAAGACCAGCGGCTGGCTGTTGTCGTAACCGTTCCTGCGCATATCCCAGACTATGTCGTCCAGGACGCGCTTCCTGACCGGAAACAGGTCGCAAAAAGGCGAGGCGGTTTTGATGTCGTCAATATACATATGAACTCCCGATGATTATCGGTTGAAGGAAAGCAGGCGGGTTTCCTCATAGCCGGTAGGCCAGAGGTTTTCAGCGCGGCAGCACTTCAGGCGCTCGATGGCGGCGGTGTTTTCCGATTCGGCATAGCTAAGCGCGTCATCGGCAATTCGCCAGACGCCGCAACGAAACGGCTCCTGTTTTTCCACCGCGATCAGGTGGAACGGATAGCCGGTTCCGGAAGCTTCCCGCAACACGGCGCGGTAAAACGCCGCCTGATGGAGATACTGGAAGCGTCTCGCGTCAAACTCGAAGTAATCGAGATTGTCGCAGGTTTTCAGGTCGATAATGCCGAATTCCGGGTTGAAAAAATCCATGCGAATCTGGCTGGGGATGCCGCGATACTCAGTACGAACCACTCCCTCGGCAACGCCGTCCTGCAGCAGCTCCGCTGCGCCGTTGTGCAGCCAGACGGCAATCTGCAGGCGCTTGATAAAATCAAAGTCGCTCGAGGAGATGACCGGTTTGTCCTGTGCTTCGAGCCAGGACTGGTACGCCTGAGTGTTTTTGCCGTAAGCTTT